TCATCATTACTTGCATATTACATACAAGAGTATAGAGAAGAAGTTAAGACAGGATTAATTGCTTTTGTAATTACAGTATTAACTTATTCATTTTTAAATTATTCTTATAAGACTGTCGAAGAAATCGAACCTGTCGAAATAGAAATACCAAAAGTAGATCAAGAATTCATAGACGATATACGAGGGGCATTAGAAGAACCTGATATTATTTCAGATACAAATAAGCAATTTATTGCTTCATTGGATGCCTGTATTGATTATGTTTATCTAAGTGTATCACCTGAACGACAACTACCTAGAAAACTTATAATTGCACAAGCAATATTAGAGTCTGCTTGGGGTAAGTCTAGATTTGCCAATGAAGGTAATAATCTATTTGGTATCAGAACCTTTGATAAGAGTCAAGAACATTTACTACCTATCACTTGGGATCCAAACAAATGGCCAGGGTGGGGTGTAAAAGTTTATGAAAGTAAATGTGCTAGTGTTAGAGATTATGTTCGTATCATCAATGAAGTATGGGCATATGAAGAACTTAGAGAAGCAAGAAAAGAAAATCCAGATATCACAGCGGTAGAACTTGCTATGTATCTTGATAAGTTTTCAACTAATCCTAACTATGAAAAGTTAGTGGTAAAAATTATAGAAACAAAATTATAAAATGAATATATTTTATCTACATGAAGAACCAAAGACCTGTGCTGAAATGCATTTAGACAAACATTGTACTAAAATGCTTATCGAATATGCTCAATTAATGTCAACTGCTCATAGAGTGCTTGACGGTCAAAAGTATATTGCTAAATCAAAGACAGGTAGAAAAGTAACCAGATACAAATTAGATAATCCTAATGAAGAGGCAATTGTCTATAAAGCATGCCACATAAATCACCCGAGTGCTGTATGGGTTCGTGCTAGTGCTTACAACTATTGGTGGTTATATCAAATGTGGTCTCATCTACACGAAGAATTTAAAATTAGATATGGTAAAGATCATAAATCATATGTTGTATTAAAAGACTTGTTAAGAAACCCACCTAAAAATGCACCACTAAATATTCCTTTTAATCAACCAACACAAGCAATGCCAGATGATGTTAAGAATGAAGATAGTATTACTGCTTATCGAGATTATTATATCAAATACAAGAATGGTTTTGCTACATGGAAGACCAGTATACCAAAATGGTATAGTGAGGGAATAAATGCCAACATATAATTTCAGAAATAAAAAGACAGGTGAAGTTTGGGAAGACTTAATGACCATTGCTGAAATGGAAAAACTAACAAAGAAAAGACATATCGAATTACTTCCGCCAACTCAAATGAATATTGTTTCAAGTGTAGGATCAGTTGAAAGTCATACAGACTCTGGTTGGAAAGAAACATTATCTAAAATATCAGAAGCACATCCTAATAGTCACCTTGCAGAAAGATATGGGAAAAGATCAGTAAAAGATACACAAATTGAGAAGATAAGAAAAAAACATAAAACTCGTGCTTTGAAAGGTGGAGGAAGATAAATACTTATACTAGTGCTATCGAGCACACTTTAACATACTTCATTCTAGACATAAGAAGTCAGTCTGTTGTAAAGTCAATCCGATAAGGCATTACAGATGAGCGCTCATCGAAGGAAACATATATGGCAGACTTTGATTTTTTAGACGGGTTTGAAGAAGGTGGTGATTGGGGTTTCTCCTCAGTTGCTGAGAAACCGTCAGAAAAAACACAATCAGATTCGGAAACAACTAAGGCAGTTGTTAAACAAACGGCTGATGGTGTCGGGAAAGCTGTATCTAAAGAGGTTCTTACTACAATTGAAGGTAAACTAGATAAAATATATTCAGCAATCAATTCAACTAAATCTGAAATCAAAGAAAAGAATGAAACAGAATTAGAAATTGCTAAGAAGCAAATGGATGATGAATATGATTTAAGAAAAGACAATCTAGGTAAAGAACAGAAAGATAAATTTGCTAAATTAGAAAAATTAATAATACCTTTATTAATTAAATTAGCAAAATCACCAGAAGATTATATCTATTGGCCAAATCGTGGTGATGTAATTGAAACACAGGTTAAAAAGATAATCGAAATAACTAGAGGATAATATGCAACTAAGTGAAAATTTTAGTCTAAACGAATTTACAAAATCAGATACAGCAGTTAGAAAAGGTATTGATAATACACCTAACGAAACACATTTAGAAAATATGAAATCTTTATGTGAAAATGTTTTACAAAAAGTTAGAACACATTTCGGCAAGTCAGTTAGAATTACAAGTGGATATAGATCGCCAGAATTATGTGAGGCGATAGGTTCAAGTAAAACTTCTCAACATGCTAAAGGTCAGGCTGCTGACTTTGAAATAACAGGTATAGATAATAAAGTATTGGCAGAATATATAATAGATAATTTAGATTTTGACCAAATAATATTAGAATTTTATACAGACGGTGACCCAAATAGTGGTTGGGTCCATTGCTCGTATAAAGATGATAACAGAAAACAAGTATTGAGAGCGTCTAGAGTTGACGGTAAAACAAGATACACAAATGGCTTGACTCTATAAACAAAATCTGTTATAATATTAGTTATGAATCAATTGAATACCTTTTTTAAGGACAAGTACGACATGAAGTCCTTTAAACACAATGCACCTGCTTCGTCAGGTCCAGACTTACAAACAGAATCTATCAATGGTAAAAGATACTATGTCACGCCGAACGGTGAGAAGTATCCATCTATTACTACTGTTTTAAATGACAGAGGTAAAGAAGGCATTCGTAAATGGCGTGCCAGTGTAGGTTTTGATGTTGCGAATCAAATAATGAGAGCCGCTGCTAAACGAGGTACTGCTGTACATACATTAATAGAAAACTATCTTAATAATGAAGAACTAACAAAACAAGAAGTATTGCCTTTGGCATTATTTACTTTAATGAAAAGTGAACTAGATAATGTTGATAATATTGTTTTACAAGAAGCAGCATTGTATAGTGATGAATACCAGATTGCAGGTAGAGTAGATTGTATCGCTGAATATAATGGTAAGTTATCTGTAATTGATTTCAAAACATCTACAAAAGAGAAAAAAGAAGAATGGTGTGAGAACTATTTTATTCAATGTTCTGCTTATTGTGAAATGTATGAAGAAAGATTTGGTAATCCTATTGATCAAGTTGTTATACTTATGGTGACAGAGGATGGTGCTGTTCAAAGATTCGTAAAAGATAAGAAAGATTATCTACCTTTACTTAAAGAAGCAATACAAGATTTTAAAAATCTAAACCTGGGGTAATTCTTCTTCAATAACAGGTCTATACATCATCGGTGTTAGACTTTGATTATCCCATGCATAAGGTTGACATTCTAAAGTAAATCCAGTATAATCTTCTATATTTACACTAGGTGGAAAGTTGTTTTCTCCCTCTAGGTAATGTTCGCTTAGAGATTGATTTATGAACTCTTGATTATTTGATATATAAACCTCACAACTTTCATATGTAAGATACGCTGTATCCTGGTAATAAGTATAGTACTTATCAACTTCACCTTCGAAAGTGAAAACTGCTGTAATTAAAAAAACTATTGAGAACATACAACTATTTATATTATTAAACCATTTTTAAACTGAAAACTATTGTCAAAATGTCAAAGAAATTAAAAAGTAACCCAGTTGCAAAAGCAAATAAGAATAGACCACAGGTCATTCCTAATAAAAAGAAACCTAAGCGTAATGAACTAAAGGATGAACTGCAAAAGCAATGGGAAAAAATATGAGAGCATTTTGTTTAGGTAATGGACCTTCTCGTAAATCAATTGATCTAGAAAGTTTAAAATCATACGGCACAGTTATAGGTTGTAATGCAATCTATCGTGATTTTACACCAGACATATTAGTAGCATTAGATTCAAGAATAGGTCATGAAATATATCGGTCAGGATATGCTCTCAAAAATAAAACATATTTAGGATACTGGACACCAGTGCCAAAGATAGTAGCAGAAACTATGCTAGAGTCTATGGGTGGTGAAACCAATATCGAATGGAATAATGCGGAAGATGTTGTCTACCACGGTGCTGATGGAGTGTTTACTCTAATGGTAGGTAATAATTTAGGCATGACATATATTACTGGTGTTGTGCCTAATGACTTTGTTGAAAATATAGAACCAGAGATAGGAGACTTTGCATATAGCACAGGTGCTAGAGCAATATATCTTGCTTGTGAATTAGGTGCTAAAGAAGTTTACATAATAGGTTATGACTTATTTTCGGCAGATGGTACAATAGATAACATATATGCTGGCACAGATGGTTATGCAGATAAATTAAGTAAAGTAGATAAGGGTGATATATACGATTGGATAAAACAACATAAGAATACATTTGATAGTTTTCCGAATACTAATTTTTATAAAGTTAATCCGAATTTAAATGAGATAAATGAATGGAAAAACTGTAAAAATTTAAAATATATTTCACATTTAGACCTTGACACGCTAGACAAAAAGTGATATAATAGTGATATGATTATTACACCCAATAAATTTGCTCAGATTATAGAGCAAAGTGTAAAAGATAGAAAATCTAGTTATATGGATGCTATATTATTTTATTGTGAGAAAAATAGTATTGATCCTGGCACGGTTAAAAATCTTGTAAACAAAACTCTTAAAGAGAAACTTGCTTATGAAGCACAAGGGTTAAATATGTTAAAAGAGAAAACGGCAAAACTGCCAATATAAGGAGATATAATGAAATTAATTAATCACACATTTAGATTTAGAGCGCTTGGTGATTGGATAAATCAAACAACAGATGATCTATTCGCAGATAAGAAAGTTGTTTTATTTAGTTTACCTGGTGCATTTACACCTACTTGCTCTTCACAACAATTACCTGGTTATGAAGGTGCATTTAATAAGTTTAAAGAACTTGGAGTTGACGAAGTATATTGTATGTCAGTCAACGATGCTTTTGTTATGAATGCTTGGGGAAATGCTCAAGGTATTGAAAAGATAAAAATGATTGCTGATGGCGACGGTGTCTTTACAAGAAGTATGGGTATGCTTGTTGACAAACCATTTCAAAAGTTTGGTCTAAGATCATGGAGATACTCTGCTTACATAGTAAATGGTGAAGTAGAAAAGATGTTTATTGAACCAGGGTTTAATAATGAAGGTAAAGATGATGATCCTTTTGAAGTATCAGACGCTGAAACAATGATCACCTATCTATCAGAATAAAGGTAATGAATGGTTTTGAAGTTTATAAAATCTACTTGGCTGTCAAACTTCACTTCACAAGCAAAAACCGATCTTATGACTTCCATAAGCACTCTGGTAGAACAACGGCAAGGTTGGGTACCTTTACTAAAAGGCGGGATAGGTATTTTTTTCACAAACTTTCTAAACTTTATAACGATAGGGATATTGCTGATTACTTTGTTAGTAATTTTGTTACCAATACTAATTTATGGGTTGGTGACATTATCGGTAGAGTTGGTGATGAAAACTTTAAACTATGGCAAAAGAAGATTGAGGCATTAAGTTATTATTTTGAACAGGATATTGATTACATAATTGATCAGATGAATACAAACGATATATCTTTTAATGATATTATGATTTCAAAACAAGGACAACATCCACATATATTGAAATACTTTTTATCTAAAAGAATAAACTTTGAAACATTTGTAATACTAGATGATATACTAAACTTTTCTAGACATTTAAATAAAAGTATAACAGAAAAAGTATTATGGCCAAAACTATACGAGAGAATGATTAGATACAAACCATTTCTAAAATATAATAGTACAAAATATAAACAAATATTAAAGAAGAAAATTAAGGAGATATAATGAAAAAGAATTATTATGATATCATAATGAACGATAGGGTAAATGCTCTTAAAGATTTACCATTTCAAGTTAAGTTTATGTCTATGCAAATACTTGCCTGGATGTGGTCTGCTGTATTTGGGATTTATATTATAGAGAGCATCTATGCTTTTGGCATATCTGCTATCGCTCATGCTTTGTTTATTACAATGACCGTATTGACTGCTCTATATTTTAAACAAGTACAAAAAGAAAAAATTAGTACAAGTCTTAGAGGTAAAGGTGGTGAGCATGAGTAGTAAAGAAAGACTATTTTTCTTTCTACTTGGTTTAATACCATTTATTAGTATTTTAATAGCATTAGCAGAAGGATGGATTACACTATGAGTGAAGATAATAGACACGAAATAACAATGCGAGCTTATGTGTTAGGAAGTTTTGTTATAAAATATAATTTACCTATGAAAATGATTGATGAAATTAATAAAGCATATGATGAAGCAAGTGATTTAGAAAAATGGAATGATAGACTTGCAGGTAAAATAGCAGAAGAAAATCTAGTCAATGATTTAATGACTGACAAGATGAAAGAAATTTTCTTAGGTTGTTTTCAAGCATATATGAAACACATACAAAAACCATATTGGATTCCTACTTTAAATACTGTATGGATAAATGAAATGAGAGCAAACGAATACAATCCTTTTCATTATCATACAAGCGAAGAAACTGATTTAGGTTTATCATCTGTGCTGGTTTTGAAAAAACCTACTACATATGGTAAAGAGGTAACTAAACCAGATGATCCGTGTAATGGTATGTTAGAATTTGTTGGCGGTCAACAAGACACATTATCAATAGATCAACTTAGAGTTAATGCTCAACCAGGTGAGTTCTTTGTATTTCCTTATACTATGCTACATGGTGTTTATCCATTTAATGGTACCGAAGAAACAAGAAGAACATTATCTTATAATTGTGATCTACTAAGACCACCTAAAGAGGAAGAATAGTATGGATTATATGGCATTATATTATAGTAAAGAAGCCGAATGTCAGCAGAAAGATGTAAAGATTGCCGAACTTGAAGCAAAAATACATAAGTTAGAAATGAATGCTTATGATGAAAAAAGAGAGATAACAAAGGGTCAATATCTTTGGTTAAAGAATGAAAATGCTTGACTCTATTGTCAAAAAATGTTATAATATAATCTTAAAAGTGTTATAAATAACTATGTGCGAATGATACAGCACACAATATATACAAATACATACATACAAATATACAAGGAGATACAACATATATGAATACAAGTATAGCGGCCTTAAAAAGGTCAAAGTCTAATCTAGACACACTCATTGGCGAATTATCAAAAGTCGCCGAACCTCAAAAACAAAAGAATTCTTATGCAGATGATCGTTTCTGGAAACCAGAATTAGATAAGACTGGCAACGGGTATGCCGTTCTTAGATTTTTACCTGCTGTAAAAGATGAAGATTTACCATGGGCAAGATTATGGTCTCATGCCTTTCAAGGTCCTGGTGGTTGGTTTATTGAGAACAGTTTAACTACACTCAACAAAAAAGATCCAGTAAGTGAATCAAATAGTTTACTATGGAATTCTGGTGTTGAGGCAGATAAAGATATTGCAAGAAAGAGAAAAAGAAAATTATCTTATATTGCAAATGTCTTAATCGTTAGTGATTCTAAACATCCTGAAAATGAAGGTCAAATTAAATTATTTAAGTTCGGTAAGAAAATCTTTGATAAGATTACTGAAGCGATGAAACCTGAATTTGAAGATGAGAATCCTATCAACCCATTTGATTTTTGGGAAGGTGCAAACTTTAAACTAAAGATCAGAAAAGTTGATGGATTCTGGAACTATGATAAATCTGAATTTGATAGTTCTTCTGCTATTGCAGACAATGATGAATCAATTGAGGAAATATGGAACAAACAGTTTCCTCTTAAACCATTCCTTGCACCTGAAAACTTTAAATCTTATGATGAGCTAAAAGCAAAACTTGATAAAGTTTTAACTGGTTCAGGGAATTCTGGCACTGCCGAAGATGTTGCAATCCCACCTGTAACCGAAGCAGTTGCACCAGTAGTACAAGAAACAGTAGATACATCCTCTCCAGTTGATGATGACAGCGATGAAACGCTTGATTATTTCAGTAAACTGGCGGAAGAGGACGCTTAATCTCTCCACCTGTTCTGTACATTAAGGGGTTCGGTTATGCTGAACCCCTTTTTTTATGTCCTAGTGATTCGTTTTTATAAATAATAGTATTGTTTTTATGAAACAATGAGATATCAAAATTAAATCAAGGAGAACATTATGAGTTCTATAAAGTCTATTGTGGCTGCTATCGCAGTTGCAACAGCATCCCTTTCTGTATCATACGCCGAAACTACGGTAACGATACCAGATGTGAATGCTGAAATATATGGTAAGTTAAATTACATGGCTTACTATAACGAAGATACCTCAAACAACGGTGTATGGAAGTCTGGCAATAATGCTTCAAGAGTTGGTCTATCAATTTCTGAAGTATCAGATGTAAATGCTTTTGGTAAACTAGAAGTCGGTGTTAATATTGACGATTCTGGATCAGATACATTTTCATCAAGACTTGCATATCTAGGAGTTGATGGAGGTGATCTAGGTAAATTTAGTGTAGGTCGTCAAGATTCAGTATTTACTGCTGTCACTGGCGCTACAGATGTTTTCAATGTATATGGTTCTAATGCAGATCAAAACCAAGGTAGTAGATTATCTAATACTTTAGTTATATCTAATGGCGTTGGACCTGCTAGTGTTTCTACTCTTATTCAAATGGATGGGGCAGACAATACAAAAGACATTGATAAGTATGAAATGTCTGCTACTGTGGGACCAGTTTCTGTTGGTTATTCAAAAGATAACAATACAGAAATAGACTACATGGCAGTTTCTGGATCTCACGATCTAGGAGATGTTGCAATATCAGCCGCTTACTCTATTAAAGATAATGCTGGTACTGAAACAAAAGGTTATGAAATTGTCGGAACTGTGGCAAACATATCTGTTGGATATGGCGAAATAGTAGATGGCGATTCTTACATAACTGCTGGTATTGATCAACCAATCACTAATGCATTTTTTGTTTATGCTGAATATCAGTTAGAGCAAAATGTATTGTCAAGTGAAGAAGATCAAAACAACTATGCTGTAGGTACAAAAATAGTATTTTAAGCATTGAGATATCAACTTAAATTAGGGGTCCTTAGTGACCCCTTTTTTATGGTATAAATACTACATGGAACAATTTGTAATTATACTCGCTGAATTTGGTTTACCTGTTGCAGGTTCTTTTGCTATGGGTGTATTCATCTATATCATTCTTAGATATATTTTAGGTTCAGTCATCGGTCAAGTTCAAACTTTACATTCTATTATTACACAATTAGATAATAGAGTTAAAAATATGAATAATGATATTATCAAACTTGATGTATTAGTTTCACATACACTTGATATACCACCAGACGAAGAAAGAATTGCTCGTGCTGATGGTAAGAAAGACGCTAGGAGAGATTAATGGACCTAGTTGGTATATTACAAGACTATGGATTTCCTATGTTCGCTGCTGTGGCCATGGCATACTTCATATATTTTATATACACTTTTATTACAACAGAAATTAAAGTTAAATTAGGTCAAGCAAGCACAGTTCTAATTGCTCTCATTGATCGTATTCGTATGTTAGATAATGATATCATAAGATTAAAAGCAAAAGTCAAAACTGCAATCGAACTTAAAGAAAATTTAGAGAAAAAGAAGTCCCACAGAAAATAATCTATTATAAATAGTAGTATGAAAACACTAATTAAAGTAGTGTTATTCTGTGCTGTGTTGTTATGGATTTTAGGGTGGGCATTTGATAACACAATTAAATATGTACAAGCGTCTGAACTGGATTTTCAATTTAGTAATCCAGCATTTAGTGGTAATGGGTATGGTACCCATGTTCTAAGTGTAGATCAATTACAACATCAAAGAAAAAAAGATGCTGAAGATGACGCTAAATCTGCTGCTTCAGCAGCGAAGCGTGAATTAAACAATACTACAATCGCTAAATTTGTTAAGAATGTTGAGAGTAGAATATATGCTAACTTATCAAAACAGTTAGTTGATAATATGTTCGGTACTACTTGCGATAGTGAAACAACAACCTGCCCAACAAGTGGTACGGCAGATGTTGAAGGGTCTACACTATATTGGGTTAAAGACGCTACAACAGGTAATATTACATTAACTATAACAGATACTACTGGCACAGTAACCACAATGACTGTACCTGTAGGTGACTTTGTATTCTAATGAGATACTTTGTTTTAGTTATAATGTTAATGTTTACAGGTTGTGCTACTGTACCTGGTGACTTCCCTTACAAAGAAGAACCACCTAAGGCATATGGCACACCGACAGGAGACATATTAAAATATTACGATCATTTAGATCAAGAGATTATTACAGTTGCTGTATATGAATTTCAAGATATGACTGGTCAAAGAAAACCAAGTACAAAGTTTTCTCAATTAAGTATGGCAGTTTCTCAAGGTGCAGATGTATGGGTAATACAGGCACTTAAAGAAACAGGTGAAGGCACTTGGTTTAGAGTTGTTGAAAGAGCAAGTTTAGATAATCTTGTTAAAGAACGACAATTAATCAGATCAACAACTGAATTATACGATGGATCAGATGTAGGTAAAGGTGTATTGAAACCTATGTTATTTGCTGGGTTATTATTTGAAGGCAACATTGTAGGTTATGATGCCAATACTGAAAGTGGTGGTGATGGTGCAAGATATTTTGGTATAGGTATACACGAAGAATATAGAGTAGATCAGGTAACTGTATCTATGAGAATTGTGTCAGTACATACAGGCGAAGTTATGATTGCTGTATCATCAACAAAGTCTATCGCCAGTTTTAAAACTGGTAGAGATGTATTTAGATTTTTAGACTTAGGCACAAAAGCATTAGAGTTAGAAACTGGTGTGGCCGTAAACGAACCAGTTAATTATGCGTTGAGATCGGCAATAGAGCATTGTATATTACAAATACTAGATGAAGGTAAGATTAAAGGTTTATGGAAAACTAAATTAAGACCTTCTAAATTAAACGGTTAAAGGAAAACAAAAATGAAAAAATTAATGCTAATTATGTTTTTGATGGTTAGTACAGTATATGCAAACGACATTTATGTCACCCAATCAGGTGCTACGCTTGACTTAGATATATTACAAGATGGTCAAAATAACACCATCGGTAGTTCTACAACCTCGTCAAGTGTTATTGGTGCAACAACAAACTTTGATATCAAACAAGTTGGTAACTCGAATGTTATCACCTTTGATATTAATGGTGCAAACTACACAGGTACTTGGGATATAACAGGTAACTCAAATAACATTGACTTTAATTGTGATAGTACAGGCAACAATTCAAGTTGTGGTACTGCTACTGCAAATATAACTTGGACAGGTAATTCATCAGATATTGATTTAGATATTGGTGAAACTTCAGCAGCAGGTAATGCTACAGTTAATATAACTGGTGCTTCTGGTTCTGATTCAAATGTAGTTGCTGCTTCGATAGACGGCACAAGTGTTATCTTAACTTTAAGTGTTAATGGTGATACTAATAATTATTTAATTGATATTGATGGTAACGGAGATGTAAATGGACACACACTAATACATAGTCATACAGGCGGTATTGCTGATGTTGATATTACACAATCTGGAGTATATGATAATATGTTAAATCTAACTACTTCAGGAGACAATCACGACATTGATATTATACAAAGGGACTAATGAGGTTTCTTACTGCTATTGCATTTACCTCACTCGGTATGTTGATCTTATGTTCGCAAGAGTCTAAGGCAAGTATCGGTGAGGTAATACTACACGAAGGTAGTGGTGTAATAGAAAGAAAAGATAATGGTGAGTCAGTTGAATCACAAATAGAAGCAGAAGTATTTTCTTACGACACAATCAGAACAGCAAAAGGTAAAACAGCAATAGAGTTTATTGATAAGACTCGTGTTGATGTCACCGAGCATTCTAAACTTATCATAGATGAATTTGTTTATG